CTATTCAGAAAATATCAAATGCGGTTTTAGCTGATGGATCGGTAGATGCTGGAAGTATCGCAACTGGTGGTATCACTATTGCTGATATTCCTGATGGCGAAATTACACTTGCTAAATTGCATACTGCGGTTCAATCAGAAGTTAATGCAGTAACAAATAAACAAGATACATTGGTATCTGGTACACATATTAAAAGTGTGAACGGTGCTTCTATTTTAGGTTCAGGTAACTTGATTGTTGGTGCTCAGCAAGATGTGTTTTATGAAAATGCTCAAATTGTATCAAGCAACTATACTATAACAACAAATAAATCTGCAATGAGTGCTGGACCAGTTACGCTGGATACCAGCGTAACAGTAACTATTCCTAGCGGATCAAGATGGGTGATTGTATAAATGGCTAAGTTAAGAATTAATGGTGATAGCTCAGGTTATGTAGACCTAGAAGCACCGAATGCTGCTAGTAGTTCTACACTAGACCTTGATCAAGTTCCACAGAAGAATGCTGCTAATACATTTAGTGCAGATATGTCCTTTGGTGATAATAATAAAGTTAATCTTGGTGCTGGAAATGATTTGCAGCTGTATCATGATGGCAGTAACAATTATATAAAAAGTGCTGCTGCAGGTTGGCTTAATGTACCATTGAGTGGTAATGGTATGACGGTTGCTGATAGTAATTTTTCTAATATATTCTTTAAAATTGATTCATCAGGCCGTGTCACAAAGCCTAAGCAGCCAGCATGGTCTGGTGGTCTTAGTGGTTCACAGTCTGGATTAATAACGAGCTATATCGTGCGCCTTAATAACGGAAATCATTTTTCTAATGGCGTCTTTACATGCCCAGTCGCAGGAAACTATTTTATATCATTTTTTGCTATGACATCATCTGCAGGAGCTATGGACGTAGAATTAAGAATAAACGGAAGCACTAACAACGGATTAGTTCCATATTCATCTTCAGCTGGTTTTCATACAAGCGCAGGCGGAACTACTGTTCTATATTTAAATGCAAACGATACTATTCAAATGCATAACAATAATACGCAGTTATACGGTAACTCTACTGGACGACATACCGGTTTTAGTGGATATTTAATAGGATAGAAATATGTCAACATTAGAATTAGAAAACATAAAACATCCTGATAACTCGGGCGATAACATTGCATTAGCTTCCAATGGTAGTATTACTATTGATAGGCAATCTACTGACGGAACAATTGCAGAGTTTCGTAAAGACGGCACAGCTGTAGGTACTATTGGGGTTGAGAGTGGTGATAATCTAATAGTGGGTGGGACTGTTGCAAATCATTCTGGTCTTTTATTTGGAACAAATACCGTAATTCCTATGCAAGCAGGAAGTGGTTCTGACGCTACTCAAAGTTTAGGAAACTCAGGCACCCGATGGAAAGACGCTTACCTATCAGATGGAATATACCTCGGCGGTACTGGTTCGGCTAATAAGCTGGATGATTATGAAGAGGGGACTTGGTCTCCTGTTGATGGTAGTGGAAATGCGTATAATAACGGTGTTAATGCAACCTACACTAAAATAGGAAGAATTGTTTATGTTAATTTTGATGTAAGCAGTACCGGAAGTACAAGTGGCCACCTTATCGCTGGGATGCCTTTTACAGCATCACCCAATTCAGTGACTGGTAACTGTTCTGTTTATGGCGGTTACTCTACTAGCAACGCTGATTTGTGGGGACACATTAATCAAAACAGCAATGCAATTGGTATGTTTGTAGGATCTTCATCACATACTTTAAATGGTAGATGGATTGGCGCAGGCTTTTACTATACAGAACAATAAACAAAGGAAGCCATCATGGCATTAGTATTAAATTCAACAGGCGCAATCACAGCAAGCAGCGAAGACATTGACTTTGGTGCTACAACTGCCGTGACTGCAAAAGTATATCAAAATGCAAATAGTAGTGCAGATGACTTTACTATTGCATCAACAGACAACGCAATGATTATTGGTCCATTTACCGCTACAGGTGATATAACGGTCAATGGTACATTAACTATAGTTTAAGGTAGGAATATGGCAAGTGAATTAACAGTTCAAACATTACGAGGTCCTACGAGTGGAGCTAATGCTGATACAGTATTAATACCTAGTGGTCAGACACTTCATGCACCTGGGCATGTTATAGGTATTGCGCATGCAGTCAGTACTACGATTACAACTAATTCTACAGGCGAAACTTTAATATTAAGTATACAGTATGTACCCAAAGTTACAGGTTCAAGACTTTTAGTAACTGGTATGAGTCCACGATATACAAACAATGGATCAACTGGTGTGTGGCACAGTTCTTCATATCTGCATTTAAAACAAGGTAGTATACCAAAAGCATCATTTGAACACGTTGGAACTTCTTCACATAGTGGAGAAGCTTGTGAAAACGTGCCTTTTGAATATTATTCTGATGCTGTAACTGCAGGTACTACATATACCTTTGGATTATATCATCAACCTACCGCGGGTGGAACATCTAATTGGTATTTTGGAAGATCACATACATTCTCTGGTGGCGTATGTTATACACATACTAGAATGACAGTACAGGAGATCGCACAATGACCAGTACTTTATATGTTGATAATCTCATCGAAAAGACAAGCGGTAATGGTGTGCATATTCCTGGGCATGTTATACAGGTAGCACAAAGTACGGTATCTGGGAATATAACAACCAGTTCTACTTCGTCAGTTGCGACTGGACTAGAGAGAAGTTTTACGCCAAAATTTTCTACAAGTTTAATTCAAGTACAATTATTAAGCGGTCGGAGTTTTATACAGCCCGGTCAACAGCTAGATGTGAAGCTATTTAAGGACGGTTCAAATGTAAACACTACAGGAGCTGGCCGGTGGATAAGTCAATATTCACAGTCTACAGATCATCACCCCGGTGGATATTCAGGTTGTTATTTTGAAACAGCTGGATCTACTAGTTCAAGAACATATCAAGTCTATTTTGATTCAAACAATGCAACAATATACTTTAATAACAGTCCAGGTGGTAATGCAGAATATAAAGTTTATCTTGTGGTAACGGAGATCGCACAATGACCAGTATAATTAAAGTCGATCAGATACAGACTGTAGCGGGTGCAGCACCAACTGTTATAGACTTAGGAGTAACTGTTCCTTCTGCAAGCATGCCTGCAGGCTCATTAGTTCAAACAATAAAGGCTAGTAGTGCAACTAGTGGACAAGGTGCTGCAGCAATAACAACCAGTTCAGCCTCATTTACTACTATGGACACTTTTACTATAAACACGTCTGGTAGTTCTCAATTAATTTGTTGGATGTTCCACGGTCAGGCAACTAGAGCGAATACTAATAGTAATTTTAGATTTCAACTTTATATTGATGGTGTAAGTACTGGTTTAGGAGGAAATGACTATTTAAATAACGGATCTTGGTATCATGAAGGTTATGGGTTTGGTGCTGGATCGAGGGAAGCATATCAAAACTATTTTGGTACTAATACGTTGTCAGCAGGATCACATGAAGTTAAATTTATGTTTGCTATGTATGGTGGAGCAAATGGAACTGTTAAATTTCAAGATGTACCAATACGATATTTAATACAAGAAATTAAAGTTTAAACAAGGAAATTAAAATGACAACAATCGCAACAGCACTAACAGAGTTGGGAATTACGGAGTGGGTACTGCGTGGTGAGCCAACTGATAAATCATCATTTCGCCATATGTTTGCACGAGTAATCGGTACAGATGCAAATGGATCTGCAATCGAAACAAATGACGAAGCAAACTGGGGAGCAACATGGGAAGAGATCGAAGCAAAACGTGACGAACTCATTGCTGCTGAACCAATGCGTCTACTCAGAGAAGAACGTGATCGTTTGATCGCAGTCACTGACTGGTGGGCAAGTTCAGATCGTACTATGACAAATGCGCAACGTGCTTATCGTCAAGCATTACGAGATATCACATCTACTGCAACTTCTTTAGACGATGTTACGTGGCCAACTAAACCGTAATTATAAATAGATAAAACACAAGTATTGGAAGCATAATGTCTAAGGCAAGAAATTTATCAGATTTTATATCAGATGCAACTATCGACTCAACTGAGATTGCTGACTTATCTGTAACTCATGCTAAGCTGCATACTGATATGAACTTGTCAAGCAAGACATTGACTTTTGCCGCTAATCAAATATCAGGCAACTCAGTTGATGGTGGAGTTATTAGTAACTTTGCTTCTACTGGTATTGATGATAATGCATCGGCTACAGCTGTTACCATTTTAAGTGATGGTAACGTTGGTATTGGGAATGACTCGCCCAGTGCTCCATTACACATAAAGAAAAGTATTTCAAGCACTTATACTGGCGGAAATACCGGAATATTAAACAGTTTATTTAATATTACAAACACGTTTAGTACGTCAACAGTAAATGCTCAAGCTAATATACAACTTGGTGTATATGATGGAACACATAATAGAGTTACAGGTATTGCGGCTGTTGCTGAATCTGCTACCAATAGAAAGGCTTCTTTAGTATTTTGGACTGATGATGAAAATACTAGATCAGAAAAATTAAGAATTACAGGCGATGGCAAAGTTGGTATTGGTACAACTAGTCCTGAGCAAATATTACACCTTAGAAGTGCTTCTAATCAATTAAGATTACAAGACAGTACAAATAATAAAAAGTACGATTTAAATGTTGATCTTGATAAGTTCATGATTGATGACATGACTGCAGGAGTTAATAGATTTGCAATATCAGGTTCTAATGTTGGTATTGGTACAACTAATCCAGATTGCGCTTTAGATGTTACAAGAACTTCAGGCTGGGCAGAGATGCATCTTGACGGTGCATCTGGAGGTGATTTAATACTCAAAGACAATGGTGTAAGTTACGGTGAAATTTACGCAGGTAATGGGCATGGTTTAGTTGTAAAGTCGTATACTGGTCAAGATCTTCATTTTTTGACAAACGCGGCTGCAGATTCTAAAATGACTATTAAATCAGGTGGTAATGTGGGTATTGGTATTGCTGCTCCAGTAGCTCCTCTTCATATAGAATTCTCAAACAATGATGGTGGAGTTGGCGGATTATTAATTAAGAATAGTAATACAGGCACTACTTCTAACTTTTCAAGTCTATCTACCCAAGCGGTAAATGGAACCATTCAAGGTACATTTGGTGCAGCACACTACCCAAGTTGGGGAGGATCAGGAACATTTGCAGGTTCTCAGACTAGTCATCCATTTAGAATTGTTACTGGCAACTCAGTACGAGCTACAATCGACCAAGACGGTTATACAACAATGAATAATCCCCGTATGAATCTAGGAACTAATTATAATGCTAGAACTGGGAAAACAGGGTTGCGAATCGGACGAACTGTGTACAACTGGTTTAATTATGGCCGAAATGATGGACACACTTATTTACATATTAAAACAAATTTAGAAAATACTAACTCTAACAATCAAGCTACAATGTCTAGTTTTCATATAAGAGGATATACATATTCTAGTGAATCCATAGATTCAATACTAGGATTTCATAACTGGAACGGAACTTATTATAGTTCAGCGTATCGCAATAATGGTAGTAGAACTGTGGTAAGTGCTAGTTGGGCACCTTATACATCAACAGACAATAAAGTTGTTATTGTTCTTAGTATTGGTAACAATTACCCAGGTATATCGATAGATTATATGCAAAATTTTGAGTATACATGGAGAGATGTTGAAGTTTCAACATATTCTAAATCACCAAACGCAAGCGGAGTTTACTAATGGAAGAAGAATACACAGCAGAAGAAGCATTAATAGCAGTGAGAGATCTGTTTTTTCCCGAAGCATCAGACGGGGACACAGTTGAACAGTTTGGGCATTGGTTTATTATGGAAAATAGCGCTTGGGTTTCTCACGTAGTAGAATAAACTAATATAAATAACTAAAGTAAACACTGAGGGAAAGTGAACTCATGTCGAATACAAATCACGACTTTCTAGTCAAAAACGGCTTAGTAGTAGGCCAAGCAATTACATCTACAGGTACATTGACACAAGCTGGTCAAACGTTTCCTGCATCTGATGGTAGTGCTGGACAATATCTAAAAACAAATGGTAGTGGTGCTCTTAGTTGGGGTACTGTTAATACGTCATTTAATATTACAGATGGTACAACTACTGATACTGTAGGATCTACAGAAACTGTTACATTTACTGGTGGTACAAATATTAGTCTTGCCGTAACAGATAATACTGTTACGATTACAAATGATGTAGTAGATTCTGATGATATCACAGAGGGATCTTCAAACTTATTCTATACCGATGCTCGAGCAATTGCAGCAATCCAAGGAGCTTCTAATCTTACGATAGATGGTGGAACTCTTTATGTTGATACTGCGGCTGATCGCGTTGGTATCTCTGATACTTCACCTCAACAGAAATTAGATGTTGCAGGTAATATTGGAGTTAATGGATCAGAAGTAATTGATGCTTCTGGTAATATCGTTGGATCTGTAGCTGACTCTGCTATGACAGTTGGTGGTTCACTTGCAGGTGTCTTATCAAATCTTAAAGTACAATATGGCACTTCATATTCTGGAACACCTATTCAAGGTTCGTTCTTCTTTGATTCATTAAACCAAAAATTAAAAGTCTATACAGGATCTGCATTTATCGATGCCGTACCTGCTGGCTCAGGTGGCGGTGGAGGTGGTGGTGCAACTGATGCAAATACTACTTTCCGTAACTATTCATATACACTCACAGGTACAACAAGTGCTGTAAGTGGAGTTGATGATAATGAATTAACTGCTGGTGCATTTATTATCGGTCACAAGTATACTATTACATCTGTAGGCAATACAGACTTTACTGCTATTGGTGCATCAGGTAATACCGTAGGAGTCGTATTTACTGCCACTGGTGTGGGCTCAGGCACAGGTCAAGCTAAACAAACATTGTTCTATGATACCACATCTTCTACTACACGAGTAGTTGCATATGTAAACGGTATTAAACAAGTATATGGATCAGGACGTGACTTTGTT